CAAATGTTTTAGAAGGTATTAGTGATATAATAATAAAGTTTTTTTTATAATTAAAATGAAAATATAAGTAATAAATAATAATGATAAAGTATCAAAATGCGATAAATAAATTATTTCATATTAATTTGGATAAAAATGATATAGTAATTGCAGATGATACAGTAAAAGTAAATGAAAATTTATTAGATGATAATATAAATAGTAAATTACGAGTTCCAAACAATATTGAAACTCCTATACTAAATACAAATGAAATTAAAGCAACTTATAATTGTAATATATTAACAGTAGGTGATGAAACTAAAATAGTTAATATAAAAGATAATTTAGGTATAAATGAAGAAAATCCTAGTGTAATAGTAGATATAAATGAAAGTGATGGTATAAAAGTTCCTACAGGAACTACAAATGAAAGACCAACAAATGTAAAATTAGGAACAATTCGTTATAATAATGAATTGAAACAATTTGAAGGTTATGGTGCTGGTAATGTGTGGGGATCATTGGGTGGTGCAATAGATATAGATAAAGATACATTTGTAAGAGCAGAAAGAGAACCAAATGCAAATAATAATGAATTAGAGTTTTATACATCAAATGTAGAACGAATGATAATTAAGGATGATGGAACGATAAATATAGGTGATGAAAATACAGATAATTTGTTAAATATTCATAATATATTGAAAATATCAATAGATAGTATAAATGTAAATCGTGATATAATACCGGAACAAGATAATGATTTAAATATAAGTTCAACAGAAAATAAATTTAAGAATACTTTTATTTCTGAAAAAGGTATTTGGTTAGGCGATAAACATCATTTATCAATATATAATGATAATGTTTATTTTAGAAAACGTAAAATAACTACAATACCACAAGCTATTATTGATAATGGTGGCACAATAGATGGTATTCTTACATTTGCAAATAAAACAAATATATCAAATATAAAATTATTTGAATTGGAAGGATATATGAAGACTTTAACAAATACAAATAATACGATAGATCATATATTTAATAATATAAAAGAAGATTATGAATATGAATCAATAATAGAATCATGGAAAGTAAATAATAATAAATTATTTTTAGATAATAATTATTTAAATATAGGTATTGGAACAGATGATCCGAATGTTAGTTTAGATATAGTAAAAACAGATGCAATTCGAATACCAAAAGGAGATGTAAATGATCGTCCAACAAATTTAAATGCAAATGATCGTGGTTTAATACGATATAATAGTGAATTAGATCAATTTGAAGGATATGGTGCGGGTGATGCGTGGGGAAGTTTGGGTGGAACAATAGATATAAATAAAGATACATTTGTAAGAGCAGAAAGAACACCAAATGTTGATAATAATGAATTAGAGTTTTATACAGCAAATGTTGAACGAATGATAATTAAAGATGATGGAAAAATAGGTGTAAATATTTCAAATCCAACACATAATTTACATATAAAGGGAACAACCCGTATAGAAGGTGATTTAATAGTAAATGGAGTACAAGATATAAGTAATATAGATACATCAACAACAGAAAGATTAATAATAACGAATGATGGAACAGGACCAGGATTAAAATTGAATCAAATAGGAACACAATCAATAATAGAAATACAAGATGATAGTAATTCAGTATTTCATATAAAAGATGGTGGAAACATAGGTATAAAAAATAATGATCCAAAAGTATCTTTTAGTATAAATACAAAAGATGGTTTATTGATACCGAAAGGAACAGTAAATGAAAGACCAACATATTTGGAGAGAGGTATAATTCGATATAATGATGAATTAAATCAATTTGAAGGATATGGTGCAGGTGATGCGTGGGGAAGTTTGGGTGGAACAATGGATATAAATAAAGATACATTTGTAAGAGCGGAAAAAACAGCGGGTTGTAATAACGATGAATTAGAATTTTATACATTAAATAATGAACGAATGATAATTAAAGATAATGGAAATATCGGTATAAATACAAATAATCCAAATGAAACATTGGATATAAATGGAAATTTGAAGATATCTGGTAATATATTAGGAAATTATTTAAAAGGAAATAATTATTCAAGGGAATATATAGATAATAAATTATTAGGTTTAAATTATAATTTAAATAGAGAGAATTATAAGAGTGATAAAGATGAAAGTATAATAGGATGGTATAATTTTGATAATGAATATCGTATAGGTGTTGATAAATCTAAATCATTAAATGATTTAGTAAATATGAAAATAGTGGAAGAATTAACAAATCCATTAATATTAGATGAAAATATAAAAAGAACAGGAAAGAAAGCGTTAAAAATAGATAGTTCTCAAGAATATTTGAAAACATCAAAAAATGTATTATTATATGATTATTGGTTAAATAATGGTGGATTTAGTATATCATTTTGGACGAATAATGTGATAAAATCAACAAATAATATAATATTAGGTATAAATTTAATAGATTTTGTGGTTTATTATAATAATAAATTGGAAATAAGGATAGGAAATAATTTAATAACAACAGCAAAAAATATAACATTTAATTTGAATGAATGGGTTCATCATACAATAGTATTTGAAAATGATAATAATTTAACAAATGTATATTATTATCAAAACGGTAATTATGAATTGATAGTAGAAGATATAGAATATTTAATAAATCAAAATTTAAATAATAGATTAAATATAGGTTATATACAATCAACAAATGTGGAATATAATTTTTATAAAGGTTATTTTGATGATATTCGTATATTTAATAAAAAATTAGAATTAGAAGATATACAAAATGTATATAATGATGTATCAATATTTTTTGAACCTGAAACATTGCAATCATTAGGTCAATTATCAATGAATAGTAATAAAATACCAATATTTTTAGATGAATATAATTCAGGTGTATTGGATTTTTTAAATGAATCAAATATGGAAAGTGATAGTATAACGGCAATACCAACACAACATAGTGTAATAAATTATAAAGATATAGAATTTTCAAATTTAAGTGATGTATTAAAGATATTAGAAGGTTCAATAACAAATAATTTATTAGCAAGTAATATAACTGATGATAAATTATTTGAAAGATATGTTAAAACGAGTAATTTAATAAATGTAAGAACTCATACAACTGATATATTACGTACAGAAAATGGTGGTTTAGGTGTAGCAAATGATATTGTAACAGATGAATTATTATTAAATAAAGCTCATATCAATTTAGATGTAATAATAAATGAAACAACACAAGAATATAATGAAAGATTAGAATCATTATCAATAGAACCTTTTGATTCAAATACATTACCAATATATACAGATATAAATAATTTTAAAGTGTTAAAATTTACAAATGATACAGTTTTTTGTAATGTAGATGATTTAACAATATTATCACAATATGCAGTAAAAGGATTTATAGATTCATATGCAACTGAATTTTTTAATGAAGTATTGGGTTTATCACAAGGTGAGATGGATCCATCAACATTTGATCAAAATTTAGATTTTAAAGAACCTGATTATTTATTTGATATTGTATATTCTGAAATGTCAATTGTAGATATAGGTGCAGTAGGAACACCAAGTTATGATTTATTTACATCAAATTTATTGAATGATATAAGTAATCATAGTGGTATTGCATTGGATAATATAGAAATAATAGCAATAGATTCAGGATCATTAATATTTAAATTAAAAGTAAAATCAACAAAAACTGAAAATGCAATTTTGCAATTATATAATATGAAACAGAATATGATAAAAGGATATATAACTCCACAATATTTACGATTAGATACATTAGATAATTTAACAGATGAATTATATAATAATTTATTAAATGATATAATTTATAATATTAATTCATATTATTCAAATCAAGAATCAAATTTATCAAATGAAGATACAGAATTATCAAATATAATTCAATATGATTTTACATCATTTGTAAATAATACTGAAGTAATAGATTATGTAAGTAATATAGGTGGTGTGAGTTGTAATTTATCAGCTTATAATTCCTTGGGTGTATATAATAGTGGTAATAATAAAAGTGATATAATAATACCAATACCTGAATATTTTGAAAATGGTTATATATATATAGAATATGCAAATGCAAATTATAATGGTATATTATTTTATTTAAATGATATTTTAATAGAAACAGTAAATGCGAATCAAACAAAACAAATATTAAAGAATTATAAGAAGAATGATATATTACGTATAACAGAAATAAATGGAATAATAGCATATAATTTAAAGATAACAATATTACCATATTTATCAGTAAATACACGATTTCATAATGTAAATTTAATAAATAATCTTCAAAAACGTATTGATTTGAAAGATTATATTCCAAATGATTTTGTATTATTTGAATTAATAACGAATCCATATGGTAATGTAAGATTAAATCCAGCAAATGAAATATTAATAACTGGTAATTTGAATAATAATACATATGATATTGAATTAAGTGTTGTAAAAGCTAATTTTAATAAAAAATTAATATTAAAAATAACAGAATCAGAATTTAATCCAAGTGTAAATGTATTAAAAAAAATAATATTATCAGATAATACAAAAGATATAACCGTAGTAGATCATTTTAATGGTGTATTTATTAAAGATATAGTATTGGATAGTGATCCTGAAACAAGTGTAAAAGTAAAAAATGCAAATAAATATATTTATACAATAACGGGTGATTTTAGGAATAAAGAATATACAATAATTTGGCGTGCAATACCGGATAATGATTTAAATCCAACATTAATTGATGAAAATGATGAACGTTTGAAATTAATTTTAAATGTATTTGAAATGCCTGCAATACCAATAAAATTATTTGAAGATGCATCATTAATATTAAATAAAGATAAAGATCGAACATATGGTTTAGATGCAATATTTTCAGGTGTAGATTTGGAATATGAATTGATAAAGAATCCATTGGATTCGTATATATCAAATATGTCATTATATTTAATAGAAGATCAACGTGGATATTCGTATGATGTTCATATTCAAGCAAAAAATATATCTAAGACTTTAGTATGGAAAGTAAATATAACTGAAGATTTACCAGCATTACCGACAAAAGTAAATAATGATATATATTTATTAAGTAATAATTATGTTGAAATAGATTTTCAATATATATTGTTAGGTGGTAAGCATTTGGAATATTCTCATAATATTGAACATTCTGCATTGGATATTAATATACCAGAACAACCAGATTTCTTTAAATTAAATAAATCATATATAAGGTATCATTCAAAGAATTATAATCAATATTTAAATAAAGTTTTAAATACGGGGACAAGTGATGATGAAATTTTAGATTTTTATAATACTGAATATGGTATTTATAATAATATGCCAAAATTAGAATCAAATGAAGAATGGAGTATTGTTATAAGATTTAAGTTTGGTAATCCATTTGGTGGTTATTCATATTTATTACAAACAGATACAGTAACAAATATATGGTATTATGGTAGTCATAATCGTTTTAGATTTACGTGGAGTAATAGTGAAGGTTATGTAGAGTTATCGTCTTTAAATATGTCTTGGATAGGTGAATATGATGAAAATAATAATTATAGAGAATATGCAAATTGGTCTAAAATAGTAGTAATACGTAATAAAACGAATACATTATTTTATTTATATGATGAGCATTTTAAAACAATTAAAGGTCAATCATCATCTTGGCGTGGTGCAATAGATCATAATAATGTAACATTTAATGCAGTAGGTGGTGAAGGATCATATGTAAAATATTTTCCATATGTATTATCAGATGTAAGTGGTTATTTAAATGAAACATTAATATTGGATAATAATAATACATTAAATGTTATAAATGGTGATATTTATAAAGGTCATTTTAATAATTTAACGTATATATACGGTGATAAGAATAGTGTATTAGAATTTCAAATGCCAAATACAACTAATTATACAATTTGTGCTTTAGTAAAATATAATGGTAATAATAAGGGTTCAATATTGGGTGATGAAAGTTCATATATAGGTCATTGGAATGGTATGAGTGGTATTGTAAATATAAATGGATCAAATTTAACAAATGTATCAACAATAGATGATGGTAATGATTGGACAATAATATTGTATAATAGTTCAGAACCAAATGATATAAAAACATATCCAAAATCGGTGGATATAATAGGATCAACAAAAAAATCGTTTCATAAATTGTATATAAATAAACAACAAAATACAGATTGGGCATTAGCAGATTTATTAGTATTTGATAAAAGTTTATCAATAGAAGATACAAATATATTATTTAATTATTTTAAGGATTATTTATTAGGAATAAATAATGATTTGCAATTAGATAGTTTTATATCATCAATAGGTGATATAGTAGATTATTTAATATTTGATGATACAAGTAATAATTTTAAGATTCAAGGACATGAATTGGGTTTAACATATAATGTAATATTACATAGTTCAAATATTGCAGGTGAAGTATCAAATAATTTAAATATAAAAGAGATTAATGAAAATGAAAATAGTGAAAGTGTTATTAATTTAACAAATGGAAAAGTGAAAATAAATTTAAATTACATTTTGGATAAATATAATAATGTTAATAATGTTTTAACTAGTTTTAAAGCAAATATTAATAATGATCAATCACATATATTGAATATAGAAGATTTAACATTAACAGTATTTCCAATTTATAGGGATTTAGAATATAAAATAATTTTAAAATATGAAAATCCAATATATAATGATATAACACATAATAATGCATATGATTATTATTTAGATATACCAGGAACATATCCAATATCACCTAATTTAAATACAAATAAATATTGGAGTTTTTATACAAGAATAAAATTGAATACAATAATTCCAAGAGGACAGAGTAGATATATAGTAAGTGGAACTAATTGGGGAGTATATTTAAGAAATACAAATCCAGGTAGAATAGATTTTTTACATCATACAAAAGATCCAAATTCTACAATATTTTTTGAAGTAGGTGATGGTCATTTTAGGTTTGATTTAAATAAAAATCAACAATTGATAATAACACGTAATAATAATCATTTATATATTTATATGTATGATGAAGAAACAAAAGAAATTAGAAAAGGATATTTACCACATTGGCCTTTATATAATAAATGGCAAGATTTTAGAGGTATGAATAATGAAAATGAAAATAATATTAATTTTAATGGTAGTTCAAGTGAATTAACTGTAGATTATTTAAAATTTAAATTAAATCAAACTTATAATTCAATTGAAGAAACATCAATATATTTTAATACAGAAGAAACTAAAACAGAATATAAAATATTAAAAATAGTTGAATCTGGTGAAAAGGGTCCAAAATTAAATTATAATTATTGTATAATAGATAATAGACAACAAGAAAAATATGAAATAATTCAACAATATAATGATAAATATGCAATAAAAAATACTGAAATATATAAATCATTAGAATTTAAAGAAACAACACAAATAATAATACCAATTGATTTTATAAATTGTGCAATATTATTAATTGATAAATTTAATTTTAAATATATTGAAAATGTTGAATTACAAAGTGGTTTATATAAAATTGAAATTTTAGATGAAAAAGTTAAAATAAAAGGAAATAATATTGAATATGAAACGGATACAGTAATAAACGGTAATGTAATAACAAATAGTATTATAAATATAATTAATATTAATAATTTAATTTTAAGATATTTAGATCAAAATATTTTAATAGATAATAATGGAACAATAACTAATAATATAATTAATAGTGTAATATTGGGTAATTTATTAAATACTAATAATTGGTCAATATCATTTATATTATTGTATGTTATTGATGAAATATTATTAGATAGATCAAATGGAATTAAATTAAGTATTGAAAATGGAAAATTAAAATTATTAAATTATGGATTGAATAAGGAGATAGAATCAAAAACAACATTAAATAATAATGAAGAATATAGGATAACAATATTATCTAGTTTAACAAAACAGGAGATATGGATTAATGATTATTTAGATAATTCAATAGAAGATATAATTGAAATAGAAACAACGATTAATAATGAAATAGTGATAGGTGATATAAATGATGTGAGATTTTATTCAAGTAATTTATCTAAATATGATATAGTATATATCTATAATAAAAACGAGAATACAAATATATTGGAAGTCCAGAATAATATATCTATATTGAATGAAAAATTAAAACAATTTAATTTAATAGATGAATTAGTTTTTAATACAGATAAAATAAATGCAAAAATTTATATTAAACATCGTTCAATTTATGATAATATAAATATTAGTGAAATTGTATCAGAAAGAAATATAAATGATGATATTGAAATAACAGAAAAATATAATAATGAAATAGATTTATTAATAGAAAATACATTTATAGATAATAATGATAATTCTAATTATAATATAAAAATTATTAATTCAAATATTAATATTAATTTTAAATATAATTATATTAATAGTAGTATATTATATATTAATAATAATCATTATTATTACGAAAGTAATATTGAATTATTAGGAAATTATTCATTTAATTTATTAAATACTAAATTAATAGAAATAAATAGTAATATTAATGTTATAGATATAGCGAATAGTAATTTCAATATAAGTTTAAATAGTAATGAGGATGTATTATTAATTAATTATAAAAAACAAATAATAGAGAATAGTGAATTGATAATAAATAATGGAATAATAATAACTGAATTTGAAATAAATAATTATTCAAATATAAATGAAAATACGATATCAAATGTAGAATATAATAATTATATTGAATTATCATCAAATTATAATATAAAATATGATGAAATATCAAATTTAAATATAGATATAATAAATGAAAATGGAATTATAGAAATAGATAAAACGATATCAAATCTTGAATTAGGATTATATGATCATTTAACAAATAAGTTTTATTATAAATCATTATTGTATATAGATGATAATTTAAATATAAATTTATGTAATTTGGAGAAAGATATAAATAAATATAATTTATTATTTTGGTATAATAATGGAACTGATAAACTTAATAATTATAATATACAATATTCTGAATCAAATATAGAAATAACAGATTCTGTTAATTTTAATAAAAATTATTTATCAATAGGAACTTTAGATTTATCATTTAAATCTTTTACAATATTATTTGAATTAAAATTTGATGAAATAAATGATAATTTTCATATATTAAGTATAGATAATTTAGAATTTAAAGTTAAATATAATGAAGGATATATATCATATGAATTAATAATAAATAATAAAAAGTATGAAAGTGAATTAATATATGGGAATGATAAATCAAAATGGAATTTATTTAGTATATTAATTGAATCAAATAATAATATAAATGTGTATCGTAATTTTGATAAGATAATATTTAATAATAATTTTAATTATTTGACAATAAATGGTGATTTAATAATAGGTGATAAAAGATCAGAAAACAATTTTAAAGTTAAAAATATTCGTATTTATGATAAGGAATTAAAATATTTAGATATATTAGATATATATAATAATAAAGAAAAACATATATTTAATGAAATTCAACCATTAAATGATAATAATTTTAAATATCCAAAATTAGATTATAATTTTAGTGATAAAACTAAATTTGATGATAAAGGTAAATATTTTGAAGTAGATGAAAATATACAAAATAATTTAATTGAAATTATAGATGATAATATCTATGTTTTTAAATATCAAAATAATCAATACCAATATAGATTTAATTTTAATGAAGAAACTACAATTGATATATTAATAGTAGGTGGTGGTGGTATGGGTGGTAAAGAAAATGGAAGTGGTGGTGGTGCAGGAAGTGTAATTTATCATAAAAATCAAAAATTTAATGGATATTATACAATAGAAGTTGGGAAAGGAGGAGATTATTTAAATAATAATGGAAAAAATTCAATAATTAAAGATTCAAATAATACAATTGTATATAATGCAATAGGTGGTAGTGGTGGAACAGGAGTGAATGGATTTATAAATAAAGGAGGATCATCTGGTGGTTTATCTGCTTATCATAATAATAATATTATAACATATGTAAATGATAATACATTATCAAGTGAAAATGTATTAAATTATAAAAATGTATTAATAGAAAGTAATTTATATGTAAATGATTTAGAATATCCGGAAGGTGTTTATGGTAATATAGGTGGATATAATAAAGAATTTTTGGATTATTACGATTTTTATACAAATAAATTGGGAAATTATAGAGTAATACCTGATTTAAATGATAGAGATTGGATTTTTCATATAAGATTTAATTTAACGGGAACAAATAGTATAATTCAATTATTTGGTAGTGCAGCATCTGAAGATGTAGGTGGTCCAACATTAGGTAATGGATGGATGGTATCAATAAATTCAAATTGGCAATATGCAAAACGAATAATAGTAACAGGTAAAAATGGTAATGATGTTCATTTTACAACAATATCAATTACGGATGATGGATGGCATCAATTAATATTATCAAAAAGTGGTGAATATTTGTATTTATGGTTATATAATGAAATAACAGAAATAGGAAAATGGGAAGTAAATAGTATGCCAAATTATGCAACATTTTTTAATAATATTGGTGCAACATATAGTGATTTATTAATATGGCAATATGAATCGCAAGGTAGTGGTGCTCAATTTAATAAATTAAAATTTGAAGGTGAAAAAGATTTTATATATTTTAAAGAAAATGCAAGTATAAAAACAGAACAAGAAGTTATAAATTATTTTGAAAATACTAAAAATATAGGAGGATCTGGTGGAGGTGGTGCGGGTTCTAAAGGTAATAATACAATATTAAGACAAAGAGGTGGATATGGTGGTGATGGTATAATGATAGATATAACAGGTGAAAATAAATTATATGGTTGTGGTGGAAATGGATCATATTATAATGGTAATATGATTGAATTATATGATAAAACAAATGAATTGGGAATAAATGGTGGAATAGGATCAGATATAATGGAAGGTGGAGATGGTGTAGATCATACAGGATCAGGTGGTGGTGGTCAAGGTAATAATAAATATAGAAGTGGAAATGGTGGTTCGGGAATAGTAATAATTAAATGTTATCCAAATACTTCATTAATAGATATTGCCCCAATAACATATTTATTAAATGATTATTTGAATCAAGAGCCAATAAAAATAAATAATTATTTAATTTATTTATATAATGAGAAATATGATAATGGATATGGTCAAACTGAATATGAATTAAATTTTAATGTAGGTGTAAATATAGAATTATTAATAGTAGCAGGTGGTGGTGCAAGTGGATCAATTAGTAATATTGAAACAAATCAACAATTACCTGTATATTATGTAACATCAAATTTGGTAGGATTTCCAAAATATTATATAACTTCAAATATTGAAATAATTTCAAATATAGAAACATTAGTATATGAATCTAATTTATTGTATGATATAACATCAAATTTTAAGCAAATACCGCGTTATAATAGAGTGGAAAATATAGAAACAATATTAACTGATACAATTATAACTTCAAATATTGAATTAATATCAAATATTGTAATTACTTCAAATATTGAATTATCATCAAATTTGATAATATCTTCAAATTTTAATGAAGAATCACAAGAATATGATTATATTAGTAATATCAATGTAATAAGCAATATAGTATATTCAAGTAATATAATATATGAAAATGTATTAGTATATGATAGTAATTTGATATATAGTATAAGTTCAAATATTCAAAATGTTCCACAATATAATATAACATCAAATATAGTAACTATATTATCAAATATTGAAGTAATAACAAATATTGAAATAACATCAAATTTAAATGAAACAACTGGGGAATATGAATATGATAGTAATATAATAAATATAAGTAATTTAACATATGTAAATAATATAACATATACGAAAGATTTAATATATGATACGATCATAGTGATTGAAAGTAATATAGCATATGAGTCTAATTTTGTTTATGAAAGTAATTTATATTATATAGATAATACATTATTAAATAGTGATATATCGCCAGGTGGTGGTGCGGGTGGTATAATATATTTAGATAATTATTATGTTCCTAAATATGCAAATTACGTAATAAAGGTGGGTCGAGGTGGTATAAGTAAATTATATGAAAAGGGTGAAAATGGTAAAAATACGAGTATATCATTTTTAGGAACTGAGGCGATAGGTGGTGGTGGAGGTGGTGGTGGTTCAGGAAAAGAAATAACAAATTTGTATGGTTCAGATGGTGGTTCTGGTGGTGGATCATTGGATAATACAATGATAGGCGAAGGATATATAAGTGATTTAATAGATTCAAAAGGTAATATATTAATAGAAGGATATCGTCAAGGTTATAAAGGAAATTTGGGTGGTGGTGGTTATAGTGGTGTAGGTTCATTAAATTATGAAAATGTAACATTAAATGGTTTTGATAAAATGTCAAATTTAAATATATATGAAAATATGGGTGAATTATATGAATCTAATTTATATTTTGGATTGGGTGGAAATGTAATAAACCGAATATCAAATGGTAATAGTGGGAGTGGTGGAAATGGTACATTATATAATACAATAGGTGAAGATGGTAGTTCTGGTATAATAATAATAAAATATTTTGAAAATAGTGATACACAATTATTTATTCCAATAACAAATACAATAAATTATGATGTATCAAATTTGATATTTAAATCATTTGATAATGTATTATTTTATAAATATAATGAAGATAATGATAATGGTGTAGGTCAATCTGAATATGAATTAATAATAAATAATAATACAAATATAGATATATTATTGTTAGGTGGTGGAGGAGGTGGTGGTAAAGGATTAATGAATAATGAAATAGAACAAATAAATACATTAAGATCAAATATAACAGAAATATATTCATCATATGTATCAAGTAATATATATGATGGTGCAGGTGGTAATTCAGGTGAATTAATATATTTAAGTAATATAGAACTCATACCAGGGACATATAAAATAAAAGTAGGTTGTGGTGGAAGTGGTGTATCAAGTAATTTTGGAATTGGTGAAAAAGGTAAAAATACTTATTTTTCACATTTAAATACAATTGCATTAGGCGGAGATGGTGGTATATATTCAAATTTAAATGGAAATTATGAATATGATGTATTATCCATGGAATATATATATCCAGCAAGAAGGATAGTAAATGATAGTAATTTAATAATAAATAATAATTCATATGGTATAGGTGAATATGAATTTGAATATTCTTCAAAATATATTGATATTAATTTACCAATTAATATATTTAATGATATTTTGAATAATGATAATGGTGCGCAATGGAAACATAATACATATAATATAACAAATGGAATATATATAAATAATAGTAATCCAATAGAGAATTTTGATGGTGTATATAATGGTGAATGGATAAAAATAAAATTACCTTATAAGATATTATTAACAAGATATGTTTTAGAATCACGTTTAAATGCGGAATCAAGATCACCCGGTGATTTTAAGATATATGGTTCAAATGATAATACAAATTGGATTGAATTAGTTCATAGAAGTAATATTGAATATACATCTAATTTATATGAAGATACAATTGAAAATAATGAAATTTTATATCAATATTATGTATTGGTAGTGAATAAGTTATTATTAATAGATGAATTATCATATGTATTGAGTTTTAATAATTGGTATATATATGGTAAAGAGAATATACCGATACATATAATAAGTAATAGGAATGATTTAAATATTGAAGAAAATATAAGTGGTAAAGATGGAATATATGAATATAGTAATATAAATTTTAAAGATCATTTTAATATAAAGGATGATGATTTAATTGGTGATAGTGTGGGTAGTAATATATATTTAGGTGGTAGTGGTATGAATTCAGGATTATATAATTATATAAATTATAATAATATTGATAATTTTATAAATTATAAATTTGATATTTTTGTATATAAATATGATAGTAATTTGGATAATGGTAGTGGTCAAACAGAATATATATATAATATACCAGAATCAAGTTCATTTCAGAAAATGGATATATTGATAGTAGGTGGTGGTGGTAGTGGAGCACAAAAAGTATCTGCGGGTGCTGGTGCAGGTGGTTTAGTGTATGTCCATAATGCAATTATAACATCTGGTAATTATAATATAAAAGTAGGTAAAGGTGCAGTTGGAAATCAATTAAATAGAATAGCAAGACATGTATATGTAAGTGGTAGACCTGGTTATAATTCATATTTTGATGATATAGTAGCATTAGGTGGTGGTGCAGGTTTTGCAAGATATACAAGTGGTGGAATAATAGATGGTGGTTCTGGTGGTGGTGGATTTAGTGAATATTATGGTGGTAGAAATTATCCAGGTATATCTTTACAACATCAAGAAAATCAAAATAGTATTTATAATATATATCAATATGGACACAATGGAATTGAAACGAGTGGAATGCGTGGTATTGGTGGTGGTGCGGGTAGTTCTGGTTATAAAGTTAATGGAAATGGTTTAACTGGTATTGAAGCATTAAATATAAATTTTAAAGAACATTTTAATATAACTGATACAACAATTGGTGATCATATTGAAGATGATAATACTGTAATGTTTGCATCTGGTGGTGGTGAATATTCAGGTCCTTATAATGGAAGTCCAAATACTGGTAATGGTGGTCGTGGAACAAATGATACATTTGTAAATGGTGCAGGAATGGGTGGTTCGGGAATAGTAATAATAAAAGTTTATACAAATTTGTTATCAAGTTATGTTGATAACTCAATAAATACATCATTATTATTAAAAGGAGGATTAGGTGGAGGTGGTGGAAATATTGAAAATAATGGAAAAAATCATACAGGTGGTGGTGGTAGTGGAAAAATAATAAATAATAAAAGTGGTGATGGTGGTTCAGGATTAGTAATGATAAAATTATATAATAATAATGTAGAATTATTGCAACCTACAAATTTAACATCAACATTGAAATTTAATGAAATAAATAGAATTAATGTTGATGGTATTAATATATATATGTATGATGAATTAAATGATAATGGTAATGGTCAAACTGAATATTCATTAATATTTGATGAAGATTTAATATGTGATATATTAATAGTAGCAGGTGGTGGTGGAGGTGGTATGGATATGGGTGGTGGTGGAGGTGGTGGTGGAGTAATTTATATTCAAAATTATGTAATGAATAAAAATATAATTAATACAATTTTAGTAGGTAAAGGTGGAAATGGAGCACCAGGAGGTAATTCAAATGGACAACCCGCAAATCATCGTTTTACAATATCTGCACAAAATGGAAAGAATTCAGTATTTAATGATAATATAGCGATAGGTGGTGGATATGGTTCAAGTTCTCGTCATGATTATCAACCGAATTATGGTCAAGCTGGAAATGGTGGTTCTGGTGGTGGTGCAAGTGGTTATGGTAATACTGGAAATAAACAAGGTTTAGGTGTAATAGGTCAAGGTAATGATGGTGGTCGTGGAAATGGTTCTCATTATTCAGGTGGTGGCGGTGGTGCAGGTGAAATAGGTGGTTCAGGTAAATTTGATGGTGGTGCAAAAGGTGGTGATGGAATATTAATAAATATTTTAGATGAAGCATATTATTGGGGTGGTGGTGGTGGTGGTTCAGGTTATTCTGTAAATGGTGGTAATGGAGGTTTAGGTGGTGGTGGTGGTGGTGCAGTAGGAACAACAATAGGTGGTTTAGGGTATAATGATGGTAATCCTGGTGGTGGTGGATCAAAAAAATCTCAAACAAATAAATCAGGTGGTGATGGAGGACAACATACAGGTGGTGGTGGTGGAGGTGGATCACATTATAATAGAACAAATAAAGGCGGTGATGGTGGTTCTGGTATAGTAATAGTTAAATCGGCATATAAATATGGTAATTTTTTTAATATAGAAGATATAAAAATTACATCAAGTTTTATTCAATATAAAAAATCAATTGAAAATGTTTCAGATAATATATATATATATAAATATAATGAAGAATATGATAATGGTGATGGACGAACAGAATATAATTTAATAATAAATAAAAAAATATATGTAGATATATTGATGATAGGTGGTGGTGGTGCAAGTGGTTTATATAATGCTTTTAATTTAAGAACAGGTGGTGGTGCAGGTGGTTTAATATATTTAGAAAATGTATTATTGGAACAAAAAGATTATAAAATTGAAGTAGGTAGAGGTGGAAAAGAAGCAAATGAAAATGGTAAAAATACAATATTTTCATTTTTAAAGACGAATGCAATGGGGGGAGGTGCAGGAGGAATGAATGGTTTAAAAGGAAAGGATGGTGGTTCAGGTGGTGGTGGAAATATAGGACAATATAATGGAGGTAATGGATATATAAATGATATTATAAAATATGATGATACAATATTAAAACAAAATTATAGACAAGGTAATAATGGTAGTTTAGATAAAGGTGGTGGTGCAGGTGATATTAATATAACTAGTTCAAATATTTTTAATGGAAAAACAAATGAAAATAATAATTATTTCTTACATAATTTTAATTTATATAATAATGCTTTATTTCCAAATGAATATTTTTCAATTGGAGGATCAAGTAATATAACAAATAATATAGGAAATGGTGGTTATTCAAGTTTAAATGAAATAGGTGAAGGGAATGCGGGAATTTTAATATTAAAATATAATAGTGATAATGAAAGTGTATTACCATTAATAATATCAGGAACAAGTGATAATTATGATGTAATTGATAATATAATAATATTTAAATATGATGATATAACTTCAATGGATAATAAAACGAATTATGTGTTAGAAGTGATGAGTAAATATTTATTAATAGATGTATTAATAATAGGTGGTGGTGGTGCAGGTGGTAATAATAATGGTGGTGGTGGTGGTGCAGGTGGATTTCAATTTTTTGAAAGTATTAAATTAAATTATCAACAATCTTATAATATTATTGTAGGAAATGGTGGTATTGGATTAGATAAAAATAATTATAATAATAAAAATGGAAATATAAGTTCATTTGATAATTTAATATCATATGGTGGTGGTAGTGGTGGATCATTTGATGGTAATACATATTCATCATATCCAAATTCATTACATATGAATGAAAAAGTTGGAAGTGGTGGTGGTGGTGTTGGTGAATATAAAGGTGGTAATTGTAGTTTTAATCAAGGAAATATGGGTGGTGATGGATTAAATAATAGTGGTGGAGGTGGTGGTGGTGCATTTGAAAAAGGTTTTGATGTTATCAATTCAGGAAATGGTGGTGATGGTATAAATGTAAAGGATATATTTGGTTCTTATGTGGGTGTTCAAGGATATTTATGTGGTGGTGGTGGTGGATCAACATATTTTGAAAATAATTTAGTAATAATAGATAATAATATATCAAATGGTGGTTTAGGTGGTGGGGGTAATGGTGCATTATTATTAAATACAAATGGTAATAATGGAATATCAAATACTGGAAGTGGAGGCGGTGGTGGTTCAAGAGGTGGTATAGGTGGAAATGGTGGTTCTGGTATAGTAATAATAAAGTATTATTTAACAAAAGATATAGATATACCTATCTATTATAATTTAATATATAGTGTTCCTAATAATAATAATAATAATATATTATTGTATTATTATGATGAATTAAGAGATAATAAATTTGGTCAAACTGAATATAATTTAAGTTTTAATAAAAATGTAATAGCAGATGTATTAATAGTAAGTGGTGGTGGTTCAGGATATTATTCAAATTTAAATAGTTATGGTGGTGGAGCAGGAACAGTATTATTTTTAAATAATATAGAAATTGAAAAAAATAATTATAATATTAAAGTAGGAAACGGTGGTACTCAAACTAATTTAAATGGTAAAAATAGTTCATTTTCTTATTTAAAAAATGAAATATTGGGTGGAATGGGTGGTAATAGTTTTAATAGAACTTCAATAAATATATTTGATAATACATTAAATATAAATGATTTATCAAATGTTGATATAAATAATTATACTGAAATTGCACCAACTGGATATGATTATAGTATAACAAATATAACGGATGATAATGGTGTTTCTTTATATAATAAAGAATTATCAACAGAGGAGATAGAAAATGAGGATACAATAGTGGGTTTTATTGCAAATAAAATTGAATATAGAGTATTACTTGCAGGTGATGATTTATCTTATTTATTTGATAATAATACATCAACAAATTGGCATATAGATAATTTATTTATATGGGATATGAATGGTAATTTTGATATTGAAATGTATAATAATAATCATATAACATATTTATCGAATGGAAATGAAATAAAAGGTTTATGGATAGAAATAGGATTAAGTAATGAAATATTTTTAACAAAGTATTCATGGAGTTCTAATAGAAGTGGAACAGGTAGAATTCCAGTATCTTGGTATATTGTAGGATCAAATGATAAATTATTATGGGAAGTAATTGATGAATTAAGTAATTATTCTTCATTTACAAAAAATACTGATATAAATTTTAATGATTTTATATCTGAAAAGTCATTTAAATATTATCGTTTTATAATAACAAAATTATTATATCGTAGTGATTTATTAATATCATCATTTAAACTATATGGTTATGATAAATATGATAAATATATTGAAGATAGTGATCATTTTAAATTAAATAAAAATATAATAAAAATAGGAAATCCTAGTGGTAATATAGATAATATAAATGTATTGAATAATGATATAATTAAATATGATGGAACAATATTAAAAAGTAATTTTAATCAAGGAAATTTTGGTGGATTACAACAATATAATAGTAATTTATTATCATTTGGTGGTTCAGGAGCAAATGAAAGTGGTTATCCAAATATATTGAATAGTAATATATCAAATGGAGGGAATGGAATCAATGAAGTTAATAATATAAAATTCATAGATTTATTTAATAATATTGGTCATATTTATAATAATGAAATGTATTTTGGTGGAGGTGGTGGTGCCGGATCGAATAGTGTAGGTGGATTGGGTGGTGGAGGGAGTTATAATAATATAAATGGATTAAATAGTTCGGGTGGTGGTGGTTATGGTGGTTTAATATCGGGTAATGGTGGTTCTGGTATAATTGTTATAAAATATTATGAAATAGAAAATGAAAATGTAATACCATTAACTTATAATTTACTTGATATTTCATATTATAATATAAATGAACATACAATAAATATTTCAGATAAAATATATATATTTAAATATAATCCATTTAAAACAAATGAATTAGATCAAACTGAATATATATTAAATTTATATGATGATGCATATATTGATATATTATTAGTTGGTGGTGGTGGTAAAGGTGGATCAGGACATATATTAAATCAAAGTAATATTGATGAAGGAATATCATTTATTAATAATACATCAAATATACCAGGAGGAGGAGGTGGTGGTGGTGGAATTATATTTTTATATAATCAATATATTGAAAAAAATACATATACAATTAAAGTAGGTAATGGTGGAATTATTAATAATGGCAAGAATACTTCATTTTCTTATTTACAAACGGAAGCAATTGGTGGTTCTAAAGGTTGTTCAATAATGGATGAAAATGTATATAATGGTGGTTCTGTAGGTGGTTCATCAATATTGGGATATAATTCAGAAAGTAATGTAATTAGTGGTAATGAAATAATTGAAAATATTATAAAATATGATGGAACAATATTAAAAACGAATTATCAACAAGGTTATAATAGTGGAATACAATTAGAATTAAATTATCCATATGGTATGGGTGGTGGTGGTGCAAATAGTAATTCTAGTATAAATGTATTTGAATCAAATGTAAGATTTGATGGTGGAATGGGTAGATATGAGGAAGATGGAATTAATTATTTATCAAATTTTGAATTATTTGATAAAGATATTGGACATTATATAAATAGTAATTTATATTTTGGTGGTGGTGGTGCTGGTGGATTAAATTACAACATTGATTCAGTTTCTTATGGTGGATATGGTGGAGGTGGAGATAATTTTATTAATTTGAATGGATTACCTCATACAGGTGGTGGTGGAGGTGGATCAATGTATAAAAGTAAAACAGGTAATGGTGGTTCAGGTATAGCGATAATAAAAATAAAGAATGCAAATACGGTGGATAGTAAATTTGCTATAAATTATTTGGATGAAAGCGATATATTAAATGAAAGTTCAAATTTCAATGAAATATTTAAAATAAATAATCATTTGGATTATATTTCGGATAATAAGATAATAGTGGAGCATTTTGAGTTTGGTAAAATAGAATCAAGTTTAAATAATAATGGTAAAACGACAATAAATGATGGTATTTATAGTAATTATATAAAAGGGTTATATACGTGGTATAAACCTGAAAATGTTAATTATGTAACTGCTTATGTGTGGGGAGCGGGTGGTGGTGGTGGTAGAGGTCAATTAGCACATTCAACGAATTATAATATGAATTATTATTATCCGAAAGATATAATATATGATGTAAGAGGTGGTAATGGAGGTTTTGTTAAAGTAAGAATAGATGTATCGAATATAGATAAATTAAAGATTGTAGTCGGTGAAGCAGGTGGTCATGGTGTATCAAAAGGATGGGGAGGGGGTGGAGATACTTATGTTTATTACGGGGGTGGTGATAAAATTACATCTTTTGGTAAAGGTGGTGGATTATCAGGTATATTTTTAGATAATGATTTTATGATGGATTCGACAAATAATTCAATTGATGAATTAGTTCCAGATAGTTCAATAGTAGTAATTGCGGGTGGTGGTGGTGGTGCAAGTGGTTTTGGTCCAAAAGAATATAATGAACAAACGGAAAATTATTTAACAGATGATTATTTTGATAAAATAGGTTCTCATGGTGGTCATGGTGGTATAATTGAAAAATTAAAGATATCAAAATATGGTAATGATAATACGAGTTTAAATAATGTAAATGGAAGTGGTGGTAGTTTTATAGGTGGAAGCACAGGTATTAGTGGTGGTGGAACTTCAAGTGTATCAGGAACAAATGGTATTCGTTTTAAAGGTGGTCGTGGTGGTGCAGGTATTGATTCAAATCCAACAAATGCATATGGTAATAATGGTGCAGGATCTGGTGGTGGTGGATGGTATGGTGGTGGTGGTGGATCAAGAATGAGTTTAGATAATAATATGATAACAGGTAGTGGTGGTGGTGGATCATCTTTTTGGGGTAATATAATAACAGATCATATTGTTTCATATGGTAATACAACAAAATTAATAAATACAAATTTAGATGTAAAATATGATATTCCGGAGACTATAAGTTTAGGTGGTTCATTTTTAGAATCAAATATAGATGGTGGTAATGGATATATAATATTAGAATATGAAATAGATATTAATAAAGTGAATTATAAAAGTTTATATGTAAAATATGAAAGAGAACAATATAAATTATATAAACCAATAAATGAAGAAATTACTTATGTAAATATAATAGGTAATAATTTTAAAGTAATAGATACATATTATGATGATATAATAGATAATTATAATTCTTTAATTTATAATAAAAATTATAATATAATTGAAAAGAATGATAATATATTAATAATTACAAATAATACAATAATAAAATCAGAAGAATTATTTAATTGTTTAATATTATATGTAAATGGTAATAATTATTATTATGAACCAGATATTAAATTAAATAATAATATTTATAATGTAACAATAAATAATATAAAATCAATATATAATGAGGAAGTGTTTGATATAAATGGTGTGGAATTAATAGTAAAGGATGATAATTTTAATGAATTATTAAAATTATTTGATATAACAATATTAGATTTAACTCAAAGTGAATTATTAATAATTAAATATTATAAAAATAAAAATAATTTAAATATAAATAAAAATAAATTTGAAACTTTATATTTTGGTGGTGAATATAAAAATAGTGAAATATTAATTATTGATAATTTTAAATATTATTATAATATTGTAGATTTATTAGGATGGTATAATTTTGATTTAATTCATAATAAAACTCAAATTAATAGTATTAATACTAATATTATTACATCAATTATACCAAGTTTAATAAATGGTAATGAAATATTAAAAAATGGAAAAGAGAATACAAAAGTAATTGATGGTGTTTTATATCGTTCAGATACAGTTGAAATATCAAATGATAATAAAATGTTAATATTTAAATATGATATAAATAATGATAATGGTAATAATCAAACAGAATATGAAATAGATATAATATCTGATGGAATATATGATATATTAATTGTAGCGGGTGGTGGATCAGGTGGATATTTTGGTGGTGGTGGTGGTGCAGGTGGTTTAATATATAAACAAAATTATAATATTAAAACAGGTAAATATCCTGTTAAAGTGGGTAATGGTGGTCGTGGTAGTGAATATTCAGGTAATAATGGTTTTAATAGTAGTTTAGATAAATTAGAAGCAATAGGTGGTGGTGGTGGTGCATATTATACAGATGAAAAAGGAAAAGATGGTGGTTCAGGAGGTGGTGGTATATCGAGTGTTTCTCAAGATAGTCAGATAGGTGGTAATTCAATTAATAGTCAAGGTTTTAATGGTGGAATAGGAAATCGTGTATCAATAGGAAATAATGCAACCCGATTATCAAGTGATACAAGTTTTATTTATGCAGGTGGTGGTGGTGGTGGTGCTGGACAATTAGGTGAAGATAGTATTCATCATATGTCTCATAGTAGTGGACTATATTATATATCATTTTTGCCTAGTGGTGCAAGAATATCTGGTTCTGGTGGTAATGGTTTATATTTTGAAGATTTTAAAGATTATGGCGATAATGGTTGGTTTGGTGGTGGTGGTAGTGGAACAGGAAATTATAGTGGATCTTGGGGACATAGTGTTCGTAGTTTAGGTGGTGGTGGTCGTGGTTCAACACATATAATTAATAATAATGTTAATTATATTGATGGTTATAATCATACAGGTAGTGGTGGTGCTGCAGTTGGTTATGGATCAAGTACAAATGAGAGATATACAGATAGAACAGGTCATGGTGGTTCAGGTATAGTAATTATAAAAAAATCAATAACATCGCAATTATTAATTCCAAATAAATATATAAATCATTCTTTAATAAATAATATTTTAGAAGAAAGATTTGATATATCTAACGAATATGCAATACCATATAATAATGGTAAAATAATTAATATTAATTATAATACTAATGTATATTCTTCTAATATAATAATGAATGTTCGTGAAGAAATAAATAATGAATATAAAACTTTAATATTTGGTTATGATTATACTAGAAGTTTAAATAATGAAACAACATATATATTAGATACTACAGATATATATATAGCAGATATTGAAATTGGTAATGATATTAAATTAAATGAAGTTTTAATGGAAAAAATTACAATTATTAAAATGTATGAAAATAATATAAATACAAAAATGTATGGTATTAATAATATAGAAGGTAATGGTGTATTTAAAATAACTTATAATTATAAATATCCACAATATAATAAATATAATCCAAGAATAATTATAAAATATAAAGAAATTGAAAATAAAATTTATAATCCAATTATAACTAATGTAGAATATAAATATGAAGATATATTTGATAATATAATTAGTACTAATTTAGTATTTAATATTAATAATAATTTATTATCAGGTATAGATCCAATTACATTAATTAAATATGATAATGAACCAATAAACAATGTAAATATTTCGTGTTATAAAGGTACAATGATTGAATTTAAGATTAAATCAACTATAAATGATCCTTTTATAATAATTAATATAAATGAAACATTAGATGGAACTGATACTAATAAAGAATTAAGTGTATCAGAGGGTATTTATATAGAATCGAAAGGATTAATAGATGGTAAAATAGTATGGAATGCAAATAATATTGGAACTTATTATTGTATATCAGTAAATAATACTAATATTTATTGTATTATTAATATAATAGATAATACAAATATAGAATATTTACCAATATCAACTTTATCATTAGATTATCCAAATAAAATTGAATATCATTATGTATGTAAATTTTTATATGATCCAACCAATGATAATGGTAATAATCAAACTGAATATACAATAATATTAAATGAAAATATTATATGTGATATATTAATTGTAGCGGGTGGTGGTGGTGGTGGTAGTGGATATGCTTTTAATAATTTACCAGAAGGTGGTGGTGGTGGTGGTGCGGGTGGATTAATTTATATGCAAAATATTAATTTTAATAATAATATTAATATTAAAGTTGGTAAAGGTGGTAATGGTGCAATATTAACATCAGGTGTAAAAGGAACAAATGGTTTTAATAGTTCAATAAATGATATTTTAGCATTGGGTGGTGGTGCTGGTGGAAGGGTTGAAGAATTAAATGGAAATGATGGTGGTTCTGGAGGTGGTGGTGTTAATAGGCGTCATGGTTTAAATATAGATGGTTCTGTTGGTAAAGGATTACAATCAAATAGTTTAAATGGTGGAATGGGGAGTGATGGATTGATTGATGGTAATAGTGGAGGTGGAGGAGGTGGTGCGGGTGGAATATTAGGTGATATTATTAGTACTGAATTAACAAAAGGTGTTGATGGATTAGAGATAAATATAACAGGAACACCAACATATTATGCAGGTGGTGGCGGAGCTTCTGCTAGGACGTGGAAAAATAATATGAATACAAATGGTGGTTTGGGTGGAGGTGGAAATGCAAGAGAATCGGGAGTTAATAATACAGGTGGTGGTGGTGGTGGTGGTGCTTCTAATTATTCTGGAACAGGAACAAGTGGTGGAAATGGTGGATCAGGTATAGTAATTCTTAAATTTCATAAATATTTTGATAATATTCCAGAACATAATATAATTAAGTATATAGATGATACAATTATAACTGAAAATATAAATTTAAATATAACTTATAATATTGATAATGAAAATACAAATAATTATTATGAAAAGAGAAATGTAATTGTTTCAAATTATTATGAATCTTCAATTAATGATATTAATTTTGTGAAATTAGGATATACAAGTGGAATAGTTCCAGATATAAATGAAAATGATATAACGGAAAATTTTATTTTAAATGGAACAAATAAGATAATTAAATTGATTGATTATAAAATTGGTAAAGATTATAAAATTTTATATTCTAAATATGAAAAATATAATTATGTATATTTTAATGAATTGAATATAATAAGTAATCAATTGGGTATTTATGATATTATAATTAAAATAGATAATAATACATATATTTTTAGAATAAATGATAATTAAATAATTAGAAGTTGATAATATATTTTTTAGAATATAATTAGAAGTTAATAATATATTTTTTAGGATAAATGATAATTAAATATTTAGAAGTTAATAATATATTTTTTAGGATAAATGATAATTAAATATTTAGAAGTTAATAATATATTTTTTAGAATATAATTTTTTTAGAATATAATTACAAGACAATAATCTATAATAAAAAAAATATTTAAGAATATATTTAGGATAAATGATAATTAAATATTTAGAAGTTAATAATATATTTTTTAGAATATAATTTTTTTAGAATATAATTACAAGACAATAATCTATAATAAAAAAAATATTTAAGAATATATTTAGGATAAATGATAATTAAAATAATCTTATATTAAATTAAAAAGATGGCTGCAACAACATTATATTCAGTTAATGATGTTATTAATATTAATAATGATAATAAAGATCTTGTTATAGCATTAGATCAAGTAGCAGTTTATAAAAGTTTAAATGATAGTTCTGTTGATTCATTATTAAGAATTGTAGGTGGTATATCAGGCGATACAATGCGAGTTCAAAATATCAAATCACACAAAACAGATGAAGATTTTACATATTATACCCCTGCTATAGCTGGAGGAATACTTAATATTGGTGAAAGTGCAGATGATATTAATCTTAAAGGTAAAACGATTGATATTGCAGAAAATGGAAATGAATCTATCATAAATTTATATGGTTGCAATATTATGATTGGTGAAGAAATATCAACTATAAATGTTAAAGGAACAAATACTACAATTGCTACAAATAATTTAACAAATAGTGTAACTACTATAAATGGTAAAAATGTAAATATTGCAGAAAATAATAAAACAGGTACACAAACTAATATTTATGGCAAAACGGTTAATATAGCTGAAGCCAGTTCTACTGTAATTGTAAAAGGTGTTAATAATACTTTTGCAACTACTGGTTTAAATGCTATTACAACAATAAATGGTTCAAATGTAACAATAGGTGAAGTAGATGTATCGAGTATTGTTATAAATGGTATTGATACAAGTATAGGATCAAGTGGTCAAACAAGTGTAACAAGTATATATGGTAGTAATTTTAATTTAGCGGAAGATAATTCATATGTAACAATGAAAGGTATAAATACAAATATAGTGACAGCAGGTCAAGAAAGTATAACAAAATTAAATGGTAAAACTATAACATTAGGTGAGAATGTTACTGGATCTATAGCTACTTTATATAGTGAAACCCTTAATATTGGTGATGAAACAACTACAGTTGCTACTAATATTTATGGTGCAGATATGAAAATAATTGCAAATACTAAAATAGATATAACAACTGATTTATATGAATTAAATAGTGAAAGTGATGGTGCTTTTTTTAAATTAGAGAAAAATGTAACTAATTCAAAAGCACAAATAGATTTAGGTGATATTACGAATACTCATACAATAAATAATTCAGCAGAAAATATTAATATAAATGGTTCTGCAACAATTAAATTGGAAACAGATAATTTTAGAATTAATGAAAATAGTTTAAATACTTATATTGAAGTTGATGAAACAAATAGTAGTATTACAATTGGTGGTACTGATTTAGACAATGCAACTATTAATGGTTCAAATGTTTATATTGGTAAAGCGGGTGGTCTTGTAACTGTTTATGGTAATTTTGTTCAATATTCTGAAGGTAGTAATATGAATGTAGTTACAAATACAGTAACAGAGGAGACATCTGCATTCCATATTCATAATACAGGAACAAAAACAGCTTTAACAGTTATTCAAGATAATTTAGTATCAGGAGGTGGATACAATTTAGTAGAGTTTTTTACTCAAGAAAATCAAGATAGAACGCCTTTTAGAGTTGATGAAATAGGTCGTGTTGGTATGGGTGTTCTTAAGAGTGAAAATTTAAAAGCATGGTTACATATTAATCGTAATGATCCTGATATAGTAGGACCAAATTATGATGATCTTCTTTTAATTGAAGATACTGATACAGATACAACTCCATTTATTATTAAGAAAGAAGGTGATATTGGTATTGGTACTGATGTTCCTAAATATAAATTTGATGTTTGGACTAAAGGTTCTGAACTTAATGGACAAGGTGATACTATTCGTTCAAAAGGTATTGCACTTAGAGATGTTTTATATATAAAACAAAATCATACTAATCATATTTTCTTTCAACTTGGTAATCAATTATATCCTCATCCGGTTGCTAATATTGCTACCGATTTTTATAAAACTGGATATACTTTTAGTTTTGATACTACAAATGTATCCTATGTTGATGGAAGCACTATTTCAGATATTAATGAAACTACACCAGATGGAACTTTTACTTTTAGAATGAGTTGTAAATTACATATTGCAGGAGATAATGGTAGTATGGCATATAGAAGATTCGAAATATTTGTAAATCCACAAAATGCGGTTGGTTTTGATTATCCAAATTCATCAAAACAAATGCCATCACATATTGTATCAAGTGATACATTTGATACAACGAATGATTGTTATGATTTTAATGCATCTCCGGAAGTTATAAATGTAGGTGCTAATGAATGTAGATTAGAAATTTCCTGGAAATTAAATTCTTCACATCCAAATAGCGGTTCAATTAATTATCCTACAAAATCAAGAGTTTATTTAGATGTAGAATTCTTTGGACATGAAGGTATTGGTGATATCAAAGCTAGTCCAATTCATTATTTAAATGATGTTTCACTTTAAATAATAAAAACTTTTAGATTTCAGATTTATTTAGATTTATTTAGATTTATTAGAACAAGTTTTACTACTACCTGTTACACAAACATAACAATCACAACCAAAATCTTCAATTGCATTTGCTTTAACAATAGTTTCTTCTAAATCTTCAGAATAACATTTATTTAATATATTAAATTTTTCTTTAATGATTTTCATTATCTCTGCTTCATTGTAATTATCTATATCAAAAGAGATAGAAATAGTAGTTTTGTAATCAAAAGTTGCTTCAATTGTAGTCATATATAATGTAATTTTTATATTTATCATTTTTTAATAAAAAATGATAACATTTTTACATTTAAATCAAAATGGCGTGTGTATGTTGTTCTAATCGATATGAATTATGTAAAAATATTCATATTCATAATTTATTAAGTTTTTTACCTAATGATGAAATAAGTGATAAAATAAGTAATGAAATGGATTATTTTATAACAGAAAACTTAATATATGTTAATAATATAGATGAAATAGAAGTATATGATAAATTAATTAAAGATTTATCTAAAAAATATGTTAATGAACAAAATATAAAAAATATTATGTTAAAATATGCAACAAAAGAATTTAAAACTAATTTTTTAAATTATTGTTATAATAATATGATTAGCAATAATATAAGTGAAACAATTGAATATCATTGTTATTATATGAATAAAAATAATAAAGAATTAATAATATATTATATGATTGCAACAGGTTATATAATTAATGGAATCCAATTATTTTAATTTTATTATATATTTAATAAAAAATATTTGATAAAATCAAAATAATGCCTCTTAAAAAAAGTACTACTAATACTAAAAAATTAAAGGTTTCTACTATTAATACAGAAAAAGATACTGTTGATAATAGGAAATTAAAGGTTTCTACTGTTAATACAGAAAAAAGTAATAATAACACAAAGAATATAAAAAAATTAAATACTCAAATGAGTAATGAAGACATAATTTATTATGATAAATTATGGAATTTAAATAAAAAACAAGTATTAAAATCAAAAATAAAAGATATAAATATTCTAGTAAAAATAAAAACAAAAACAAAAACAAAAACAAAACAATCAAAAAAAATAGGCGGATATGATGATAATGATATTATTATTTCATCAACCACTATTCCTAGAGGACCAATACCAAGACCAAATCATCAACAACACGTAAATAACTTAAATTTAATTAATGAGGTTGCAAATAGTTATGGAATAATTGATAATAATAGACATCATTTTCAAACAAATAATAGAATAGCATATATAGGTATTCAACGAAATGACTCGGTTGTTATAAGAATGCAAGATCCAGTTAATTTAGTTGATCGTGGTCATTTAAATATAGGTGCAAATTACTATCCTCATTTTACATTTAGAAGAAATGATGGAGCATATATTCGTATATATTTTAGTTATAATGCAATAAACTGGAATACATTTTCAGAAAATATAACCAGATTATTAGATGATGCCTTTCATAATGTAGCATCTACGAATGCAACAATATTGCAATCAAATTATGCTATTCGTGATATGATTGAAGGAGAATATATTGCAAGAATTATACATTTAATACGTAATATGTTAATAGATCCTAATCATCCATTGGATTTTAGAAATATGCAAAATGTTGGTTTTAATCATGGTGTTGGTTTTAATCCTTTAATTTAATCATGGTGTTAGTTATAGTTTTTTTATGGATGTAAAATCAAAAAATTACAGAAGAAGTTAATCCCATATAATATGCCAAATTTTTTATATAATCATCAGAAATATTATCATAAAATATTTGTAATTCATATTCAACAGTAGTATTATTTTTATTTGATTTTTTAATAGCTGAATATATAATATTAAATTTTTCTTTTTTGGGTAAAAACTTTTCACTATTTGCTCGAATTTTTGGTTTAATTAAGTAAAGTTGAATTAATTCTGTATTTAATATTTTATACCATATATGTTGTTTAGTATTTTGAGTTATATTTTTAATTAAAAGATTATCTTGTAAATAAATAGGAAAATTATAATATATAAATTGTTTTATATTATTAATTGTTTTAATATCATTTAATATTGTAGTATCATATAATTGAGAGTGTTTTCCAATTATATCAGCAATATAGCAACATTTATTTTCAGACGACATTGAAATAATTTAAAATAATTTCATCATTTTTTTAAATCTGTTACAACAGTTTTTATTTATAATTTTCTAAAATATGTTATTATTTTCGTATACCATGTTTATAACATAATTCAGGATTACTAAAATATTTTCATAATCCTTTCATAAAATCTTTAAGATAACAAATTTCATATTACTATTTAATTTACCATATTTATGTAATATAGATTCGATTAAAGTTAAGACATTATTATTTATAAATTCTTTATGAACACCAACATAAGATGCTACTTGAACTTTATCAAGACTTAAACTTTTATTACAAATTAATTTCCAATCTTCAGTATGAATAGGTGCAAAATTAAGATCATAAATTTTATTGTAAATTTTTTATAAAATATATTATATTAACTTTATTTAAAAACAATTTTTCTATAAAATTTGAATATTCTTGCAATTTAATTTATATTTTTTTCATAAATTAAAAATGATAACATTATGACATTTAAATTAAAATGAGTTCTCTTACAACATTTAATGATATGAATAACTTAATGATGATTAATTGTCATAATACAAATATTTATATGATATTAATAATTATTAGTTTAGTATTTTTGTTGATGATTAATTGGATATATTTTGTATATTTTAGAATTAAATCAAAGACAGATATGGAGGAAAAAGTTAATAGAATTGATAAAAATCTAACAAATTTGGTAAAAATCTTTCGTGAATTAAAGAAGATTGATTAATATATTACACCAACCAAAAAAAAGAAAAATAAAGTTGTTATTTTATTATTTTTCTTCTTATGTATTAAGAGTTTTTTTGTATAATATTTTAATTAACTAAAAAAATATTCTATTTCATTTGTTTCTAGATGATTCTATATTTTTATTATATTTGTTTCTAATTTGAAGATTTAATTCATGAATATTATTTTGTTGTTCTGTCATTTTAATTTAAATTAAAATGAGTATCATTTTTTAATAATTATTTTTATTTAATAATAATAATACTATGTTTAAACAGTCTTCTTTAGATAATATGTACTCATCAACCTATTATACAGATGTTAAAAGAGATGAATTAATACGTGGAACTAAAATGTATAATAAAGCACAAAATCCTATGGAAACCGGAATAGTTCCTAGACCTGCATTTGCTTCTATGTTTTCACAAATTGATGATACAAATGATAATTTAAGTGGAATGCAAATGGACCGTCAAGATTACACTCATAACAATATGGTTCCTTTTTTAAAGGGCAATGTAACACAAAATGTTGATGTTGAAAGAATGTCTAATTATACTGATCGTATGAGTGGAAATGATTCTTTATATATGAAAAAACAAGAAGTTCCTTGTTTATTTAAACCAACAATAAATGATCAAGTTTGTTCTCGTGGTATGCAAAATAATGATGAATTTTTAAAATCACGTGTTGTTGATCCTTTATCTAGAAATAATGAATTTCCTATACAACAAATACGTGTTGGTCCTGGATTAAATCGCGGATATTCATCTGCAGGTGTTGGTGGTTTTCAACAATCTGATACTTTAAAATATGCGGCTCCACCTGATTTACAAGCAAATAAACCAAAAACAGATCAAACAAGTAAGACATTTAAAATACCATTTCAAGGACCAAAAACGAATAATGTTACTAAAAGATCTATGACAGAAAATGTTGTTAAAAATTTACCAGAAAGAACTTTTGAACAAAATAAAGAAAACTTTTTTGTTACTACAGGAGCTTACAGCAAACCCACAGAAAGAGGAAATCAAAATATTAAAGAAACAAACGCACCTTTAGCACATATTGAATATACTGGTGGTGCTAAAGATACTGTTAATTTACAAAATACAAATGATGATTATGGTAAAGCAAATGTAGTTGTATATGATAATGAACGTAATAATTATGAAACAAAAACGGTTGTTACAAATTTAACTAGTTTAGTTAATGCAGTTGTAAATCCTTTAGTTGATACAATGAAAAATAGTATTAAGGAATATTTGATAGATGCACCTAGACAAGAAGGTATGATGAATCCACAAATGCCACAAGCAGTTACTGTTCATGATCCTAATGATATTACAAGAACTACAATTAAAGAAACTACAATTCATGATTCTGAAAAATTAAATCTTAAAGGAGAAGATGGAACATATACTGCTTTACAAGATGATATTAAAACTACTACAAAAGAAACAACTATTCATGATGCTGAAAAATTAAATCTTAAAGGTGAAGATGGAACATATACTGCATTACAAGATGATGCTAAAACTACTACAAAAGAAACATTATTACATGATGCTCAACAATTAAATGTAAAAGCGGGGGAAGGAACTTATACAGAAATACAAGATAAAGCAAGAACTACAACAAATGAAACATTAGGTGTAAAGGATGTTTATCGTAATATTGGTGGTGTAGTATATCGCACAGTATCATATAGTACTGATTTGGTAGCTAAAACAACAACAAAGGAGACTACTATACATAAATCTGAAGGATTCTTGGGTGGTATATTAGAGGGTTTATTTGGTGGTTATTTATCAAGCAATCCTTTTGCTAAAGATACAAATAAACAATCAACACATGAACAATATATTGGAACTGGTAATACAAATGTTAAAGAACAAATGTCTCATTTAGCAACAGATAATGCAGAAATAGATGGAACCCGTGAAAAAATGTTAATTGATGCTGGACATATACCTAATGGGGGACAAAGTAGTTTAAGTAAAATTAATAATGGGACAATAAATATGAAAGCAAATAAAAGTATTGTTGAAAGTTTAGCACCGCGTAAAATACATAATGTTGAGAAAATTTATCAAACTACACCAAATAGTAATATTAATGGTATTACTAAAGAAAGCTCACAACTCAATTCTTATGAAAATAGATTAGATAAAAATACTTTGTCATCTTTAAAGAATAATCCATTTAATATACAAGTTAATCCTATATAAATAATATACTGCTTTATTATTCAGTCTAATAGCAATACTAATCTAATAAATAATATGTCTTCTACAGAAAGGATTAGTTTTACTTATAATCAAGCAATAGATCTTGTAACTAAAGAATTAGAAAATACTAAAATAGGACAAGATGCAGGAACGAATATTACTGGTGAACGAAATATTATATTAGGTAAAGATACTGCTTTTAATTGCATTGATATTAATGATAGTATTATCATAGGTTATCGTCAAGGATTTAATTTAATAGAAAGTTCTTTTAATATTATTCATATAATTAATAACGGAATTGGTGGTGATGAAACATTAATATCAGATAATAATTCTATAATGATCGGATCATTAGTAGGTAAAAAATTAATTTACAATAATAATAATAATATTATTGGATTTAATTGTATTAATAATATTGAATCTAATATAAATAATAATATTATTTATGGATCTTATATTGGTAATGAATTGATAGAATGTTTTAATAATACCATTGTAGGTAATAATAATTTAAATGAAACATTAAGTGCAATCAATAATATATATATGGGTAATTCAAATATTAATTATGATTTTTATCAATATAATTCACTAATTATAGGTAATAATAATATTATTAGTGAAAATCCATTAATAATAGGTAATTCTAATATTTTTAATACTAGTCATAGTATTGGTATTGGTAATAAATTATCTTCTTATAATATTTTAAAAGCTGTTAATTATTTGAATATTTATGATCCTATATTAAATAATAATATTATTGATAGTCTTAAATTATCTAATTTAAATGTTAATCCTATTAATAATAATTTTATTTATAATTCACCTCACAATCCAATTGAATTATCTTTAAATAATAATTTAAATTATAAACAATTAAATATTAAGCTTGATACATTTAATAATATTAAACTTGAAAATGATACAACATATATTTATGATATTGAATATAATTTTGAAAATGTATTAGAAAATAATATTTATAAATTTAATGAACCTTTAATTATTAATACCAATTTTACTACTAATTATATTAATTTTGAATATATTGATATGAAACCTAATTTTAAAATATATATTTCTGAATTACCTAAATATAATCACATTTCTAAAAATTTATATGATTTTAATGAAACAATTATACTTGAGCCATATTTGGAATATTTAAATGTAATTGAAGATAATTTTATAGTTTATATTGTAATAAATATTAAAGATAATTTATATTTATCAAAAGAATTTTATAATATTAGAGTTATAAGGGATAATATAATTAATAATTTTATACCGAAAGAAATATATGGTAATTATATTTCTTTTGATTGGTTTAATGAATTAAATATAAATAAATATGATTCTGTGATCCTATTAAATGATCAACAAATTGATATTAATAATTTTATATTAACATCAAGTAATGTAATTTGGGATAATGATCATTTTGATTTTAATACAACAATTGATCATTTAATTGTAAATGGTAATCGTATCAATATTAATCAAAATGATATAATTATTAATAATATTATAGATTTATATGATACAAATATAGATACCGAATGGTATATGTTTTCAAGTAATATATTTTATATTGGTGATTATAATATATTTGGTGATTATATTTATATTGATATACCACCAAAATATGGTATAATTAATACAAATATTATAAAAATTACAGATAATTTTATTAATTTTCAATATATAATAGTAAAAGATATTGAAGATGAAATAAGTATTCGTATTTTAAATGAAGATAAAACTAAAATAAGTAATAGTTTTAAAATTAAATTAAAAAATTATACAATTAATAAGAATAATGAATTATCAACATCATTAATAAATGATTTATATTATGTTGATAATAATATTATAAAAAATCCAAATAATTCTTTATTATTAGAATATATAAATTATTGTAATATAAATTATATTGATGATGTAATTGATTATGATAAACAAATTGATACAAAGATAATTGAAAATGAAATTATAATAGATATATATCCATTTAATAAAATAAATATATATAATGAATTAATTCATTATGGATTTTGTAATATTGAAGAATCTAATATTTTTATATTAAATGAAAATATTGAAAATGGTTATATAATTGGTAAAGATTATATTAATTCTACAAATGATAATGATAATATAAAAATATTAATAGCACTTAATAGATTTAATTATGATATTAATAATGTATATACAATTGTTTTTAATGTAATTAATAATTATATATTTGAATATACAACACAATATATTTATGAACCAACTGAATTATTAAAAACTTTTAATGTTATTAATCATCCTAAAAATAATATATATATTTATGATGGTATTGAAGTAATTCAATTAGATCATAAATATATAAATTCTAATTTTAATAATTTTAAAGTATTATTTGGTAATTCAATTGAAAATCTTAATATTGAATATTATCCAGTTGTTAATAATTTTGAAGTTTTATATAATTCTTATTGGTTTAAACAAATATTTAGTATTGAAGAGATAAATAAAGAGCATAGTATAGAATATATATTTAAAGAAGGAATTAATAATTTTAAAATATCTTTTGATATATTTATATCATTGTATGAAGAATTTAATATTGCAAAATTTAAAAAATATAAATTTCATATTATTTTAAATGATCAAGATTATATATATGATGAAAACAGTATTTTAAAATATAATGAAAATAATGTAATAATAATAGATAATAATCTTATAGAAGTTTTATATAAATTTAAAATTGTTTATAAATTATCTGAAAATATTTATAATGAAACTGAAAATATTAGTAATTATTTTTTAGCAATAAATTTTAATAATTTAATTGTTGAATATAAAATAGATAAAGGTAAAAATATATTATATGGTCAAGATATTCAATGTTTTGGATATCAAAATATAGGTTTTGGATCTTTATATAATTTATATGGTAATAATTCCATTGTAATTGGAAATAAGATCGGTAATGATTTTATAAACAATAGTATAATTTTAGGTAATGATAGTTTTTTAGATGTAATACCACGTAATGTAATATCAATTGGTAATAATAATTATAATAATATTGAAAATACTTTATTATTTGATGAATTATGTTCAAAAAATCCTATTATAATAGGACATAATTTAGAATTTAATAGTAATCATATAATTAATATTAACAATGTTATTATTGAAACTGATGATAATATAATAATTGGAAACAATGATAAAAAATTAATTGTTTCTAATATTAATATTTATTATTCAGATATCAAAGATCCTCCTAAAATATATAGTAATTATAATGATCTCGATGGATTACCTAATTTAGAATTATATTTAACTAGTAATATTATTGGAAATTGTAATTTTGCATATCAAACAGATTTTGATAAATGTCTTAAAATAGATAACATAAATGATATGATTGATAATTATAATATAGTTACAAATGATGTATTAAATAATTATATAAATTATGATGATTTTTATAAAATATTAAATAATTGTAATTTTGCAACAAATGATGATATTGTATTATTAAATAAAAGATTAATGAATCAAGATATTTTAATAAAATCTCTTATTAATAAGATAGATTCATATAATATAAAGATAATAACTAGTAGATTATAGATTTTTAATTATATTTTTATAATTATCATATTGAATAATAATACAAAAAAATGTATATATTATAAACTAATGTTAATAAAATAGATTCATATAATAACTAGTTGATTTTTTAATTATATTTTATGATTATTGTATTGAATAATATTATAAAAATGTATATATTATAAACTAAATGATTGATTTATAAAAATCAATCATTTAAATATAAATTTTAATCTTTATATACTTTCAATAATATTATTTTTTGTTATTAATTAAATAGATTTATATAATAATAAGTAGATTTTAATTATATTTTATGATTATTATATTAAATAGATTTATATAATAATAAGTAGATTTTAATTATATTTTATGATTATTGTATTGAATAATATTACATTAAATAGATTTATATAATAATAAGTAGATTTTAATTATATTTTATGATTATTGTATTGAATAGATTTATATAATAATAAGTAGATTTTAATTATATTTTATGATTATTATATTAAATAGATTTATATAATAATAA